AAATAATAAGGTTTAATGTAATCTATATTTGGTGCCAATAAATAATCAGTTAAATTATTTAAATCAAACCCATTTTTATGTTTCATATATTGCATCAATGGTTTTTTATTAGACATACATAATGTGCAAATAATTTCACAAAACATCTTTCGAATGTCTATATTATTTCTTAATCGAATTTCGTTGTCAACATATCCATTTGAAATAATATTTTTAAAATCATTATATCTTAAATTTATATATATAGGTAATTTAGGATTTGCTAAATAAATGTATTTACTCATAATTAATAATATAATTTCCCAAATATCTATAAATTGTCCTGAGCAAATTAATTCTCCTATCCAATAACAAGATTCTTCTATTTTATTATTATAAATACTATTTATGCATTGTTTTTTCACATCATTTTTTTTAAAGTTAGAAAAGGTGCAACCTTTAAACTGTTTTATAGTTCGAATATCATTTATTTCACTTTCTTCAAACATATTGATTATAAATACAAATAAATAAAAAAAAAATAAGAATATTATACAAGAATGAATATTTTAAAAGTTATATGGAAAAAATCATCTATATTATTTAAGATGGTATTTATAATAATCATATTATATTTACTAATGCAATTATATAATATAACTCATAAAAAAGAAGGTTTTAATAATAATACTTCAATAAGTTATAAAAATAAAACAGGAGAATCCGTATATGATAAGTTTTATGTTAGTATATATGACGATATATTGCATAATAATTCAAGAATGAAATTAGAAACCAATACAATATTAAAATATCCTTCTGGAAATGGATCATTGTTAGACATAGGTAGTGCTACAGGTCATTTAGTAAATTTATTAAAAAATCATTACAATTGTGTAGGTATAGACACGTCAATTGATATGATAAAAAGAGCTAATTATAATTATCCCGATAATAATTATATTAGAGAAAATGTATTAGAAAGTATGTTATTTAATCCAAATCAATTTACTCATATTACATGCTTTTATTTTACAATTTATTATATTAAAGATAAGCAATTATTTTTTGAAAACTGCAATAAATGGTTAGTTCCTAAAGGTTATTTATTTATACATTTAGTAGATAAAGTAAATTTTATGTCAGATGTAGATGTAAAATCATTTGATGTAAAAAACCACAAATATTCGTTTAAATATATACCAAAAACAAAAGACGTGTCTATTTTCAAAGAAACATTTATAAATAATGATAATAATAGCGTAAGAAACAATGAACACATATTACATATGAATAGTCAATCAGAAATTTTAGGATATGCGAAAAAAGCTAGATTTGATTTAATAGAAGTGATAGATATGAAAAAATGTGACTTTCATTTTCAATATTTATATGTTTTACAAAAAAATAACTAAATAATACTTTCATGTAAAATACATGAAAGGATTAATCATGATTATTATAGCACTATATGTATTATTTGTAGTATATATTAAAATATCTCATCCATTTTGGTCTAAACAACCCGTGCATCATTTATATCAACTAAACTATTTATTGAAAAAAGGTGTTATACAAAAAAACTTACCAAAAATAAATAAGTATTGTGATAACATACACGTGCATAGTAAAAATTACTCTGACTTGTCTCTAGAAGATAAAAAACAAATCGGTTGTTTAATACAAAAAAATTACTTACAAGATAAAGATGTAAAATATATACCTACATTAAAAACCATTTTTAGTTATTTTGAAGGGCACACTATACGATGTATTATATCATGTTATTATGAAAAGGAACCGCAAATAAAAAAACAAGATGTGACTTATGTAAATAAAATATATGGAGTAATAACTGGAAGGCCGATACATTTTTTAAATTGTAAAGATAAAAATGAGTTTAAGATGTATTATATTGATTTTCTATGTGTTGATAAACAACACCGTAAAAAACAAATTGCTCCTAAATTAATTCAAACTCATGAATATAATGCAAGAAGAATGAATGAATCCATTCAAGTTTCTTTTTTTAAAAGAGAAACGTCATTGACTTTAATCAAGTCATTTACTTATTTTGACTGCTATATGTTTTTGAATCAATTTCCTATTATTAGGCTACATGAGAAATATAAATATATAAAAATAACTAAAAAGAATTTTCATATATATATTGATTTTATACGTAATCAATGCAGAGATTCATTTGACTATTTTGTATCGATGGATGAATCAAGTATACTAAAGTTAATTTCAACAAATCAATTATTATTATATGGTGTATTTGAAAAATGTAATATGCATCATATATATTTATTTAAAAATAGTGATTACTATTACAATGATGCATTGGCTCTAGAATGTATAGGCTCTTGGAATGGTAATAATAGTTTATTATTTAAACAGCATTTTTTTAATATATTGCATAAGCTAAATTGTTCCTATATATATATTGAAAATGTGGCAAATAATGATATATTGATATCATCGTTACAAGAGACTCAATCTTATATATTTAAAACTGTATCCGCTTATTATTTTTATAATTATATTCATAAGCAAGTATCTTCTAATAAATCATTTATTGTTATCTAACATACTTTCCTATTCTGGCAAAAGAATCTAATACATAAATTATAAATACTCCTAAAAAAGAATATAAAATAATTTCTTCAACCTTTTGATTGGATTTTCCTTCATTTGTTTCTTCAAATAAATGTATAATTTTATCTAATTTTTCTAATATAATTGTTTGGTCACTAGTAGGAGATGAATATTTAGGCTCACTTTGATATGCTTGCATCAATGGCATATGTGGTGCTTCAATCTTATTATATTGATATTCTGATACATATTTATCGGTTTGAACAGGTTTATCTGGTTCATGAATAGGATTAAAATTAGAAAAGGGTTCTTCTACAGATTCTGTAGATTTTCTATGAATAGAGCGTATAGCATTTTTCATAGTGTTGATTTTATCACTATGAAAGGTATCTTTTTTAATTTTACTTATTTTTTTATTTTGAATTTGATTATCTTCTATATTTGATGCACATAAGGCTAAAGGAATAGACATTCTTATAAAAAAGTAAGAAATTTATTTTAATATAAACTCAATATATAATGAATCATCAAATAACTATAATATTTATAATTTTGTTATTCATATTCCCTGAAATTATTAAAAAAATATATGATAATGTGTTTGGAAAAATTTTATTATATGTCATATTATTATTATTATTTGTTCAAAATAACATAGAGGGTTTATTGTTAACAGGAGTATTTTTATATACCATGCATATGAATAATACACCTAGAACATATAAAGAGCCGTTACCTTTAGTAAAAACCGAAACAACTTTTGTGGATTTAGAAAAAAACATACAATCGGTTGATTCTAAAAATATAATCTCAAATTAATATAATTATGATGAAATATATAATAATAATTATATTAATAATTGTAATATTATGGAATGCAGTTGTAAAATCTAAAAAAGAAGGATTTAGAATTATGCCAAAAATAAAATTGCCTAAAATGCCTAATTTAAAAATTAAAGGAAATATTAACAAAGTAATTAATAAAACTAAAAGAGGTATAAGACATAAAAAGGAAAAATCACTGAAAGAAACATTACACATGATAAGAAAATATTTATAGTATATATATGCCTAAAAAATCAAAAGTAAATGAAAAAGTAAATGAAAAAAAAAGCGGAAATGTTTTCTCTAATATGATGTCAACAATTAACAATAGTAAGTTTTTTGCAGGTATAGTAATGTTAATGATAAATATTGGATCAAAATACATAACGATTGAATTAAGTAAAACACAAGAAGCATATTTGAAATATACATTAGCTAGACAATTGTTAATATTTTCTTTAATTTGGATGGGGACTCGTGATATTGTAATATCATTGGTATTAACTGCCGTATTTATAGTATTAGCAAATTATTTATTTAATGAAAATAGTAAATTTTGTATATTGCCTAAAAAATTTAGAGAATTCAAAGATTTATTAGATACGAATAATGATGGTAAAATAAGTGAAAAAGAAATTAAAAATGCAATTGATTTACTGTCTAAAGCTAAAAAAAATAAACAACATAAAAATAAAGTTGAAATGTTAAGTCTCATGAAAGAAAAATATATATAAATAGTAAGAGGATGACATCAAAAATTAATATACAAAAAGTATTGAGTATATCAATATTAGATAAAATTAAGAATATACCGTCTAATGTGAAAGATGAAATTGATTTTAGTAAATTGATAAACAATCCAGTAAATAATTCTACGTTATTTTTATTTTTAGATACATATGAGAAAGCAAATATGGGTATAAAAAATGAAAAAATAAAAGATATGTATACATCTATTCGTCATAAGCCAAATTCCTATGGATTAAGGGTATTTAGTATTGATAGAAAAATATCAGATCAGGCATTATATAAAGCATGTCAAAATGATTTAAATAGGTTAAAAGATAAATTAGAAGCTGGTTATGTAGATAGTAAATATCCAGGTCAAAAAAATGGTTATAAGAAAATCATGTTATATACCATTCAATCAAAAGATAAGGATAAAGATACAATAGAAGAGTTGGTGGATATGACTTTTTTTTCTAAATCAGGAGGAAAAACCTCAGGTAGATCTCCATCTAAAGAATATGTAAGAAAAATTACCAAATTATTATTTAACTCTTTAAATTATCCAAAAAATATAACTCTTTATCTTGATAAAGATAGACGATTAACACAAACTATTTCTATTCGTAAAGAACCATATATTCCTTATTATTTGAAAAAAAAGGACGAAGTAAGTGATAGCGACTTGGGATTATCAAAAGAAGAAGCTAAAATAAGGACGGAGGTATTACTGCAATACAAGATTGATATTTTAAAAGATATAGATTTAACCTTTGTAGATAAGTTAAAATCTAATTTTTCAATTTTAAAATTGATTATAAATGAGAATAAAGGAGCTTATGTAAAAACAAAAAAAGAGTTGGAAAAAGAAAATGAAGAAATTGTAATAAATTATAAAGATAAAATACGATTGATTTATGCAAATGAAGAAAAAATAGAAGGCCAAGTTATAAATATAACCCCACAAAATGTATATCAGGTTCAAATGCAAGATAGTAGTAAATATATTGAATTATTACCCAATAATAAATTTATAGATATAAATTCAGATGATGATACTTTTTCAGGATCATATGTAAAGGTAACCGAGGAGTTAAAAAAGCAAGAAGCTTTAAAAGAAAAACAAGAAAAAATGGAATATACATTAAAAAATAGTTTCCCAGAAATGAATAAAACAGATGATATTTATTTTTATCCAGAAGTATTAATTGATACATCTGATATTGAAAAATCAGAAATTTATGGAAAAAATGAGAAATTGACTCCATTAGATTATATTAAAGTATTTACAAATGTCGAGAAATTACAAGAAGTAAGTATTTTTGCAGGAAAAAAAACACCACGCAAAAATAAATTAAATCAATTATCAATGGAAGATATGAATAAAGCGGCGGATAAAATGACTGAAACCATTTGTAAATTATTATTTCATGAAGGGCAGCCTTATTATGATTCTTCTGGAAAAGAATATACTATATTAAATTATGAAATAAACGGTAATGCTAGAGGAGAAGAAAAGGCAACAAAGCGAATATTCATCGTAAATATTGAACTATATATCACAGAAGATAAAATGACTCCCGGGCAGTTAAAAAAAATGAAATGCACTAAGCAAAGAAAAGAGCTCCAGGGACTATTAGGTCAACTCTTAGGTAACACATTTGTATTTACAGGGGGGAAGCCTCGAAAATACAAAAGAAAAAGTAGAAAAACTCGACGCAAAATGAAAAGAAAAAAATTAAAAAAAACAAAAAGATATAAATTTAAACATTAGTAATAGTATTATCTTCTATTGTATTTTCATTTGAATATTTTTTCCAAATATATTCAAATATTGCAAACATTGTGAGTTTTACGCAAAACTCAGTTAATGCAATACCTGTAGAAAGATATAATTCATTTGTCCATGCATATGCAATAATTCCAGAAGCAGTAAATGCTAATACGCTCCATAATGATATTTTAAGTATAAATAATAGTTGCATATGTTGATATGTAGTATAATGTTTAAATAAATTATACTATGGAATAAGCTTTACCAATGTCTTTCGCACAAAATGATTTTGAGAATCTTTTACTTAACCATTCTAATGTGTTTGGTAATTCTCTACAATAAATATCACACATTGATTTGTTATTTATAGCTAATAGAATCAAATAAAGAATTAATAAAAAATAATTAAATACATAATCCATTTTTACACCTTTGGATAAAACAAGTGCTAAGAAAGAAAATTCAAATAAAATAATCATAAATTTAATTGAAAAAGATAGTTTTTTACTGAATACAAGCAATGACGGTAAAAATGCGACCATTAGTATATTACTAAATAATGGACTATAAGGAAACAGGTCAAAAAAATATAAAATAGAGATTATATAAATCCAAGTGCTAAAAATGAAAATGACTGGGAGTTTTTTATTCATGTTAATATAATATCATATTATAATTTAAAACTCCAATATTTTGGGCAAATATAATAATGTTTACTTATGAATTCTATATGATATTTTTTTGGAATATTCGAAAAATCTATAAGCATACGATTTGTCTCTAAACGCGTTTTAGCATCTGAGTCTGATTCTAATTTTTTTAAAAACATAGTATTATTTTCATAATATTTCTCTGCAGTCTTAGCACCACACTTGGAAAACACCGGCGGTATATTATCACTTTTATCTCCTAAAATTATTTTCATAAATAAAGCTTTTTCTGCGGAGCCATAAAAAGCTTTATGCTCACGAAGAGACTTGCCTTGTAAATTATAAACATGTACATTTGAATCAATCAATTGCATATAATCATGATCATTGGCTAATATATAAATATTTTCATGAAATGATTTATACTGATTTACCAAACATGCAATACAGTCATCTGCTTCTAAATGTGGATGACTGACTATTTTCCCACCCGATGCTTGAAATAATTCATCATATGCCATTTTAAAGAATGGTCCGCCCTTAAAGTTAGAATAGTCTCTATTTGTTTTATATTCGGTGGTATGATTTTGTCTCCAAATATCTTTTTGATGACAGTCTTTAGCTATGATGATTTTAGAATTTGTATCATTTAGTTGATGTGTTTTTTTAAATTTTTCTATATTTTTTAAGAAGGTAGAACGAAAGGTAGAGACAAATGCTTTGCATGTAATAGGATCATCAATAGGCTCATCTGGATGAGCTCTTTTCCACCAGGATAAAATAGCATAATATCTATAAAACATGTAGTAGCTACCGTCAATGAGTATAATAGACATTGTGTATATACCACAAATATACTTTAAATGAAATCAATTATTCGTTAATGAAAATATGTTATTTTATACATATGTATTATATGTATCATAGAAGATTGGTTGCAGATATTATGAAAGAAGTATATGCAAAGAATATGATTAGTAAGTTTGATGGAAATGTGAGTTTTAAGCCCAAACATGCGAACTATTTTTATATTACTGCCGGGAGTGTTCGAAAAGATATAATTACACATGATCAAATTTTAAAAGTATGTTTTGATAAAAATAAAACATTAACATACGGTGCGGAATCTTTTTATAAGCCTTCTAGAGAATTGCCTATGCACTCTTATTTATTAATGGACAAAATGTATGAAAATAAAAATACATTTATAGTGCATGCCCATCCAAAAAATATATTAGCTTACATGGGAATTTTTAAAAATAGAGAGTTAAATACCATTCTAAAATATTTTCCAGAATTAGTTGTTGGAAAAATAGGAAAAAATGTAAATTTTCATGAGGCCGGAAGTAATATGTTAGCTACAAATTGTAAAGAAAACTTAATAGGAAATTCTATTGTTGGATTAGAAAGACATGGTTCTATGTCTATTAATAGTAATTTAGAAGAATTATTCAATGAGTTAGATGTTTTAGAATATTATACGGATGTTGCATTACGAGTTAGACCTTAATATAATAAATACAATCATAATACCAAAAAAGTTTTTAGAAAATAAATCTAATACATTATACATGATATTTTTCGTTTTATCATTCATTAAATGAGCTATTCCATAAAGAAGCCATATAAAAGCAATACTATAGAAAAAAATTCTACCAAATAAGCTATGTTGAGCAAAATAAATATATAGGAAAAAAAAGCTTAATATAAAAAAAATTAAACCACCACTAAAGCTGATATATTTTTGAATAATTTTTTTTTCTCCTAAAAATCCGATTGCTAACATTAAATTATTAAATAGAAGAATAGGAATATATTTTGGTATATTATCATAAACTACTGTTTTCAGGTTAGGATTATTATTTTCAATTGCATAATAATTCATTAAAATAGCCATAGAAATCATTAGTGCGTTTGTAGTAATTACCCAATCTAAATATCGTTTATTCATTACAGATGTTAAATTCGTTAAATTAAATCCTATCCATATGTAAACAATGAATTCAATGATAGAGACAAAAAATTCAATATTTAAAGAATATTTTAAAGGTAATAGTTTACTATGTACATGTAATGTATATCCATAAAATTGCACACAAAAAGAAATAAATTGAATAAGGACAGAAATATAATAAGAAATACGAAAGGAGTTCATATAAAATAACAGAATATATTATTAACTTATTCTATTATGTAGCGTAGTTTGATCACTTCTACATAGAGGGCATGTATAACTATTTTGTTTAAACCATTCCTTTAAACATGATACATGGACGGGATGTTTACATTCTGTTAATAAAAGATATTTTTTAGATGTAATTAGTTCTAAACAAATACAGCATTCAAATGAAAATGCGGTATTTTTTTTTTGATGTATAGGACTAATCAATGTGCTTTGATTGATTATAGGAACCACATCCGTATATTCGTAAGGTATATTTGAATTAGTTTCATGAAATTGTTCTGTAGAATCAATTCTAGCTACAACGGATGAAAATAGGGTATAATAGATGTATCTAAATGGATACAATATAAATTTATACACATTCATTATAATATAAAAAATTGAAATATTTTTTTATATTGTAATAATAATACAACAACATGTGTAATATATCTCTTATTCCATTAGATGTAATAAATCAAGAAATATACGAATATTTACATGATACAAAAGATAAATTAATATATTTATCCTTAAATAAAATATTTTACGATAATCAAAAAAGAAAAAATATTAAAAAAAGTATATGTTGTAATTCATTACATAATAAGTTAAAATTTCCAAATAATCCAATATGTTCAACGAGATATGAATTTTTAGAATATATGTCAACTATATTACATATAGAGGACTTATTAGAAATATTTAGTTATATTTGTAACCATTTATTTAAAAAATATAACCTAAGTTCTTATGAAGATATATCTAAAAGCTTTTATAAATATAAATATGGAAAATATATATCACAATCTTATATGATAAATCATAGCAGTAACACAAACATATTAAATAGAAATGTATATATATATAAAAATAGACATATAAAGGTAGATTGTGTTTATAGAAATACAATATTTCGCATGCGACGTTTAGGTATATATAAATCTCTTACGGTTAGAGCACTTATTTATTAACTTCATTAAAAAAAATGAATTTTTTTTATAAGTGATTCAAAGTATTTATTCATAAATGGACAATAGTATAATCCATGATAAAAAAAAGTGTATCCAATAAGTATTTTAATATTTTGCATCATATAAATAGTATTAAATAAATTGTATTTATATGTTATATTTTTGATCAATAATATCCATTAATGTATTTGCTGCTTCACTGATATTAATATAACTAGCTTTTGTTTCTGAAATAATCTCTTTCAAATCATCCATAATATTGTTATCTTTACGTAATTTCAGCTGTAAATCAGAAATTTGCTTGTCTAATATATTTCTTTTAACAAGGAGTTCAGAAAGGAGTTTATTATCACTTATAATGGAATTATGAATTGCATTAAATTGTTCATCCATGGTTTTTATCTTAATTGCTAATTTTTCTGCACGATCCATATAAAATAAGTATTATATATACTTTTAATTAGTAATTTATATAATTTAATTATATTTCCAAACTTACGGTATTTCTATTACTTCGTGGTTTTCTTCGATTACTTTTTGGTTGAGGGGCACTTGAATTAATTTCTAAATCTTCCACACTTATTGTGCTCGTATTAGGTTCATTGTTTAAATTAATATTTGTTTTTAATCCTGACAATAAGGAAGCAACATCTGCTGGACCATTCATTTCTGGTCTAGTAGCAGAAGACGTATTTTGTTTTTTTGGTTTTGGTAATTGAACCGTTCTAGCAAATTCATCTGCATTAGATGTTCTAGGAGATGGTGGTCCTCTTTCCATACTAGGTGGAAAAGAGGAAGATCCCATTCTTGGTGAAGGAGGTGGTCTATTAAAGTTACTGTTACCGCCTCCTCCTCCACCTCCTCCAGAAAATGTATTCATAAAGTTACTCACCCCTGGATTTGTATCACCCATTGTATTTACGGCCGCTTGGGTAAATTGTTGCATCAGTTCAGGATTTTGCTTCATAATATCATCCATACCTGGTATAGATGATTTAAACATAGTATTTGTCATGTGAATCATCATACCAGACGCACCTAATTGAAATAATAATTTAAGTTCTGGTGCCATCTTAGCTTTAGAATGATATTTATCATGTAATTCAGCAAAAATTTCATCATATTCTTCTAAATTTTCGTTAATTTGTTCCGACCATCCGTCTAGTTTTACATCAAATGGGTCAAATCGATTATTTAAAAATTCTATACCAGTGATTAACGCGGTTAATACTTTACCTTGAAACTTGACGCTATTTTTTCTCTCTTTTTCTGCAATAATATTTTCATATTCTCCTTGCATTTCGGAAAGGGATGATTCCATGGAATATTTTTTGGTTAAACTTACTCCTTTTTGTTCAAGCATTTCTAATTTTCGCAATATGGAAAATTTTTCTCGCAACAGCTCTTCTTTAGATTTATGTTCTACTTCTGGTAATTTACTTGGAACATCATGCATTGGTTTATACCCATCCCATGTTTTATTCACATTTTCATCTAACTTAGCGGTTGATTCTCCAATTTTAATAACTGGGTCCGCATCAATAGATACTGTTTTTTCATTAGAATTGTCATTTGATTTGCCTAAATTTTTAAATCCATCAAGAGATTTTTGAAAAAAGTTTTTTTTATTTAAATCATCTGGTTCCGGCTTCTTAGAAGGTTCATCTAATACGTTATTAGTTAAATCATTTAATTCATCCTCTAAATTATTTAAATCAGATAATAAAATACCATTATCGTCTGAATCTTTTTGCTGTGTTTTTTCTAATTTTTTATCATTCATTAAAAGCTCTATACCACCCCCAAAATTTACGGATGGTTTATCAGAAATATTAATTTCAGTAACCTTATTTTCACTTAGGGAATCTGTATCTAAATTAATCTCTTCCATTATGAATAAATAAGAACTTATAACTTTAAATTATCCGCATTATTAAATATATTTGTATAATTATGCTTAATACTATAATGTAAACATTGTAACAAGCAATCCGATAAGTCATCTTTTTTTTTATGAGAGCTATAATGGTGTGACCATGAATTAAAAAAAGTGTCTAAAAGATGTAATGTAACTTTAATGCTAAGTAATTTTCGTTCTCGATAGTTTGTTTTTTTATTTTCATTAAGAAATGGTTTTAATTTATTAGAAGAGGACCAGTATTCTATTTGAGAAATATTTTTTTGTATAAAGTATTGAGTAATCATTCCTTGTAATGTTTTCATGCGAATAGCAAGAGGACCTATTTGATTTTCAATTAATACTACATCAATTGAAAAGATATTCCATTTGGTTTGAAAATAAGAATCTAAAATATGTTGCATATTTCTACCAATAGTAATCAATGAAATATCTTTTACTTTAGATTCTGTATCACATAAGGATATAACTTCCCAATCTAAAATATTAGGTATAGTATCATCATTGATTTGTAAAATAACATAGGCCAAATTTTTTATTCCAATATCAAAACTTAATATGATCATAGTATATATTAATAATTTATGCTTATGTAAATTATTAATGTAATAATGGAGAAACTTGTTTTGATAATAATTCTTCTCTAGACAAATACATATTTTTTAATGTGCTTTCTGAATATCCATATGGTCTATTTTTTTCGAAACTTTGTTTAAATATATAAGGTGGACCATTATTATTTATTTCTTGTGTAGGAATGCCGCAATTATAATTAAAAGCGTAATATGTATTGTATTTAATAATAGAATCTGCATTTTTTACCAAATAATTTTTATAGTCTTTATTTGTTTTTATATTTTCTTTTTGTTTAATACTTTCATTCATTTCATAAGGAGAAAGATGGGTAGTAAATGTTCTACCATCATTCATAACGGCAGGAAAATCAAAATGTATATTATTCGGTGCGCTATAGCATGTTCCCCAACTCATTTATAATATATATATATTATTTTATTCAGACTTTTCAATTAAATCAATTATATCCTGTTTCTTCATGGTTTTATTTGTCTTTAATCCTTTTTCTTTTATGATTTCATTTAATTCTTTAATAGTCATTTTGGCTAAACTATTCGTATCATCCCCCATATTTACTTGTTTAACATCGGGATTCAAGTTAGATATATTTAAATCAATTGGTTCATTGGGAACTTCATTTAATTCACTTAAATCTTTTGAAATATCTACTATATTATCGGGAGTAACTTCTAGTGGTGGAGAAGCATCGTGTGTAGCCGCAGGTTCTTCATCAGATTCAGATTCATCCGAATATTCTTCTTCCGAATCATCTTCTTCAGAATCATCAGATTCTTCTATTGGATTTCCTTGTAAATTAATGGTTTTTGTTTCTAAAAGAGTTGGTTCATTGGATGATTGATTCATCATCAATGTTTCTAATTCCATTGCCTGACGTTCTACTTCTGGGCTAGTATGTGAATTTACAGCACCGTTTTGCTCTATAAGTCCGTATAAAATTTTAGCTTGTTCCGATTGAGCTTTTTCTAAGTTTTCAAACTTGCGCTTAAAATAATAGCACAATAATGCAATCAATAAAAGATTAATAATCATGATTAAAAAAAAGCTACTAATATCAAATAATGCTCTTAGTCCCTTCATTAATGTATTTTTATAATTTTTTTTTAAATATTAAACGTATCAATTTATTATTTCATCCGGATACCCTAAATCTTTCAATACTTGTTTTCCACCTTTAATATTGCAAATTCCGTCAATATATTGATATGTATATTCTATTTTATTACCTGTATTTTTAATTTTCATGCATGAATTATTAATATTTTTTGTTTTATCTAATTGTTTACATAAATCAATATAATGGGTAGTCAACATAAATGTTACCGGTTTTTTACATAAGTATTGAATAAATGCATTTGCCGATTCAGTAGCATCATCTGGATTGGTCCCACTATATAATTCATCAAATATGCAAAAATGTTTTTGATTTTGATTTTCATCTATAAATTCTATAATTTCTTTACATCTTCGGGCTTCTGCTTGAAATAAACTGTCTCTACCCGATGTATCAGGAATATTTAAATAACAATGTAAATAATTATACGGGCTAATAGTAGCTTTGGAGTAAAATCCCAATCCAAATTGTTGAGAACAAATAATATTAAACAACGTAGATTTTAACATGGTAGTTTTTCCTGCGGCATTTGGACCCGTAATAATTTCATTATTGATTATTTTATAAGAATTTTTGACAGGTTTATCATTTATTAAAGAAGCATAATAAGCCTTTTTAAATTTAGTTTCTTTACCAAACTTACAGGATGCCATAGATTTATTTTTAAGATGTAGTTTTAATGATTGTAAATTACTTATATATCCATATAAACCAAAACTAAACAACATACTTTCATTGTATTTATTATCCATAAAAAGTTCATAAAATTCTTTCATGATTTTTCCTATTTGACTTAAATGCAGTATGGTATAAGGGGTTTCTATGATAGTTTTTAACTTATTAGATAAAGCTTCTAAAACACTTTTATGGGATTCAATTTGTCGATTGAATGCATTATATGTGGTATAATTTGAAATAGCTAAACTCACTTCATCACATAATAAAATTGTATTTTTTAAATAATTTTTAATATTAGCAAATAACTTTGTAATTTTCTTAATATTATTGTAAAAATTCAAACAAGATATGATATTTTGATAAATTTGAACACAATAAAAAATAACAGACATTAGCAAATACATTTTTTTATCTAAAGGAGCAGAGCCAAATTCAGTAAATAATTTAAAAATACTATTTTTTGCAAATAAAAGCTTAATTAATTGCATGTAACTTGCAACTGTAATTTTAGCCCCTTTTAATTTTAAGATGAAAAAAGGAAATATTAAAATAAATACCGGCATTAACAATGATAATAATGGAGAGCCTAAATTATAAATACTTAATATATGCATTGCATTTGAAGATCTATTTAAACTATCTAACATATCCCATCCAAAATAGTGATAATGTTCCTTAAAATGTTTTTCATTTTTTAAGGTATTCCATTCATTATATATGGATAATACATTTGTATTATGGGTTAATTTATTTTTTTTTATAAAATCTTGAGATTCTTTTAAAAATGTTTTATCGGTGGTATAATATTTAGACCATCCAGTTAATAAATCTTTTTCATAGGGATGGTTAGGATTAAAAACATAATGATATAATGGTTTACAGGACTCGGTATCTTTAACATCAACCAATTCTAAATCATCTTTAATGTTATCTGACAAAGAAACTTTATTTGATACATATTCAATAGGTAATTTAAAATAGTCATTAATGTCCATTAATGTATTTTAATAAATATTTAATATATATATTACGAATTAGTTACAAATGATCCTGGAAGCTCATTTATTTGTGTATTATAATAGGTTTCAATTGATTTCATCAAATAAATATCATCTTTTGTAATAAAATTAATAGCATTTCCTTTTCTCCCCCATCTACCCGAGCGGCCAATTCTATGAAGATACGTGTGAATATCTTTTGGAATATCATAATTAATTACAGTGCTCACTTGTTGAATATCAATTCCACGGGCAGTAACATTGGATGAAATGCAAACTCTGTATTTTCCATTTTTAAATTCTTTAAATACATTCATTCTTTCATTTTTTTGCATATTACTATGAATACAACATACTGGAAATTGGTCATTTATCATCAGTTGATATAAATATTCTACTTTTCGAAGACTATTACAATAAATAATAGTTTGGGATAAGGTAATACTATTATATAAATCTTTAAGAGCATCATATTTTTGATTTTCTACATCAAATGCAACATAATATTGAGATATACCTTCTAAGGTTAACATTTCTTGTTTGACTAATATTTTTACGGGATTTTCAATTAATTCATCAATCAGTTTATTTAATTGATTTGATATGGTTGCCGTAAATAAACATATTTGTGGTTTATTTTTTACTTTTCCTAATAAAGTATTGATTTGAATTTTAAATCCATAGGATAACATTTCATCCGCTTCATCCATTATAATACAGGATACATCATTTACATTTAAAACATTTTTTTCAACCATATCTAAGATTCGGCCAGGGCATCCAACAATAATATGAGGCGTATTTTTTTTTAAATAGCTTATATTTTCATTAACCGATGTTCCACCAACAAGTAAATAATGACTGATATTTTTTATAAATTTACTTAATTGGCTAAGAACATCATGAACTTGAAATGCCAATTCTCTAGTAGGTAATAAAATCAATAATTGAGTAACGTTTTTTTTTGTATCAATTAAATGTAATCCTCCAATTGTAAAAGCACCCGTTTTACCAGTTCCAGATTGAGCTTGAGCAATTACATTATCTTTTTTCATAATAGGTTCAATAGCCTTACCTTGTATTGCACTAGGTTTTTCAAATCCGATTGCATAAATTCCTCTTAAAATATCTAAATTTAAATCTGGGATATCTTCCCAGCTTTCACGCTGTAAAATAGACATAATATATATTTGTAATATGCATTTAAATGAATATTACATATATATATAATATGGTTGATTATGTGTATAGTACAAATGATTTTTTGGATATTTCATATAAAATAAATCATGACACACATAAATTAGATTCATCCATAATACAAAAAATAGAAATGTTAAAAAAATTATTAAATGTTAAAGATAAAGTATTAATAAAAGGACCTCCAATAGAATTTAAAGCAACTGTAATAGATAAAAAAGAAGGCATAGAAAAAATAATAAATGAAATTCGTAATTTATTAAATAAAATTAGTGAGAAAACCATAGATAAATATACAATAACTATTATAGATAAAATTAAACAACATAGGGATGATTTAAGCAGTGAAGAATTTAAAAAGTTAGGAGATTCTATATTTAGTATTGCATGTTCAAATCAATTTTATGTAAAACTATATTCTAAATTATACAAAGAATTAATAGAAAATTTTGCATTTTTTACACATATATTTAATGATAGCATAAATAATTATTTAGAGCTTTTCAATAAAATAGAAAGTGTCAATCCAAACGAAAATTATAACAAATATTGTGAATGTATAAAAATCAATGAAACTAGAAAAACAACTTCATGTTTTTACATAGAACTGATGAATTTAGATATTTTAGATGTGAATATTGTAGAAAAAATTATATTAAATATGCAAGAAAAACTAATACAAAATAAAGAAGATGAATCACGTTTGTATGAAAATATTGAAATAACAGAAAATTTATATATATTTATTACGCTAGGTAAAGAGAAATTAAAATCTATAGATTCATGGAATAGAATCATTCATAATATTAATTTCATACATGTGCAAGATATTTCTTCAAATAAAGGATTATCAAATAAAATTCGTTTTAAGCATATGGATATAATAGACAATATAAACACTTAAAATTAAATATTTTGTATAACTATATGGTTCGTTCTAATTTAAACGACGCAATAAATTATAAAGAAAATAGAGGATTAGAAAAAGTGGATATGGTAGATCACGATGCCCCCTTATATGAAATAGAAATGTATGGTGTTACCATAAAAATAGCTACAGGAAAAATAAATAGAACTCATGAATCTTTTGGTGTATATTATATACCCATTTATATTATTTTAAAGAAAAAAGTGAAAATGCAAATAGGTGTATATGAAATAGAAAAAGATATGTTAGATGAATTAACCGATGAAGAAGGTGATGTAAAGATTGAGGACTTAACTCCATTATTGTATTCATTTGTAACAAGTAAGCCGGGAATGTTAAAAATATTTAGAGTGGAAGAAGATGTCAGTGAAGAAGAAGAGGATGAAGAAGAAGAAAAAGAGGAAAGTGATACGGTAAAAGATGAAGCAATCATCAAAGAATCTTCGGATACATGGGTAAAAAAGTATATGGACAATCAGAAATATCGATTGATTGGAACACTACCAAATGGGGACTGTTTCTTTTTAGCTCTTGTAAAATCATTACGAACAAAAGATATACATGTTAGTGTAAAAAAATTAAGAGCCCAATTAGCAGATGAAGTTACCCAAGAAATATATCAATCTTACAAAGAACGATTTGATGATTTAAGTAAAGAATTAAAATCATTATTAGCCCAAGGGCTAGAGTTAAAGAAAATATCGAGTGAAAATAAGAAAAATGCGGAACGATTTAAAAATAATAGAGAAGAATTAATGAAAATTATGAAAAAGCATGAAAAAGATAAAGCAAAATACGCAGAAGTAAAAAAAAATAAAACAATTACAGATGAATTATATAAAGAAGTAAGATTTATGAACAATGTTTCATCGATTGAAGATTTAAAAGATAAAATAAAAACGCTTGATTATTGGGCAGATAATTTTGCTGTATCTACCATGGAAAGAATATTAAACGTAAAATTTATAATATTATCGGGGGATAATTATGAAGAAAATGATTTAGATAATGTAGTTACTTGTACCGAAAGCGATAAACAATTAGCGCAACAAGGAACATTTTTACCGGATAATTATATAATATTAGAAAACAAGGGAAATCATTATCGGGCTATTTTTATAGAGGACCAAGGTGCATTTACCTACGATGAATTAGAAGAGTCTTTGAAAGAAAAAATAATTGATAAATGTTTAGATAATGAAAAATCATCCTTTTATTTAATTCCAGAATTTAAGGCAATTTATGATAAGAATAAAAGTGCAACAGATATATTGAAGGAAAATGAATCTACAATGGAAAGTAAAAAAGCAGAAAGCAGTTTAAATGTGGATATAGAATCTAGTAAAAATTATGATGAAAATATAGAATTTATATTAGGAGACAGTGCAAATACAAAACCTTATCCAGGTAAAGGAAATAAGGAAAAAATAGTGTTAGAAACACAATCAGACTTTAAAGAGTTGCATGGAATGTCTCAATGGAGAAGAAGATTAGCAGATGATTATATGGAAGAATTTGCCCATGATGGAAAAACATGGCCAAGTGTAACTCATTTATTTGAAGCATTAAAGTTTAAAGATACGCATAATAATTTTTATCAAATGTTTACAAAAGAATCAGGAACAGAAATAATAAAATCAGCATCTAATGCAAAAATAGCAGGATCCAATAAAGGTTCAAAGGGAAGTATTATATTGCGTCCAAAAGATATACGATTAGAGGATGAATATAGAGAAGAAAATTTAAATGCCAAAAGTTTTATTCCAATATTAGAAGAGGCCCAAATGGCAAAATTTTCAAATAATGACGAGTTAAAAGATATGCTTTTATCTACAAAGGATGCAAAATTAGTATTAGGTGGTCGCGGAAAAAAAGAAAAGCGAATATGTCATGAATTAATGAGTGTAAGAGATAAACTTAAAAAAATGTAAGTATATACTATATATGAAATTAACACACGCCAGTGAAAAAAATGTAAAATTTATATTCAAGCATTATAAAGAATTAATTTCCTTTACTAAAAGTAATAATAAGTATTTAAAAAAAATATACAATGATTTTAAACATGCAGAAACATATGTTGCAGGTTTAAAAAAAGAATTGTCGGTGAAAGAAATAACAAATATTTCAGATATAGAAAAACCTACTTCATATAATGGGTCAACAAATTCTTTTTTCCCGGAGCATATAAAATCTTATATTAATAATAATTGTATTTATTATTTATGTGTATCATTAGAAATAGAAAAAAGAAAATTTGATATATATTTTTATTTATGTCATTCAATTAATAATTTAGATATTTTTAAAAAATATGTTGATTTGATGGCAATGTGGTTATATATGGCAAGTATTCATTCTAGCACAATATGCGCGGAAACATTGTCAATATATGTATATTTATCTCCGTATAAAAAAGTGATTCCAGAATCTGAAGTAGATATAATGGGTGCAAATCATGTAAATACTGCATTTACTACATCATGCACCAAAAATGGAGAAATTATAATATATAGACAAGAAGAGTGGTTTAAAGTATTTATTCATGAAACATTTCATGTATTTGGATTAGACTTTTCAAATGTAAATAGTGATTACCAAAAAACATTAATGAAGCAATTATTTCCAATACAAAGTAAATTTAATATAGAAGAATCTTATTGTGAATTTTGGGCTCGTATATTAAACATATGCTTTTTTTCTTATGAAAATTTTAAATCATACAAGGAGTTTAAAGTAAGTTTTGAAATCAATATAGAATTAGAAAAAATTCATTCAATGATACAATTAACCAAAGTATTAAAATTTATGGGTTTATCCTATGATAACATGTGTAACGAAACAATGAAACACATATGTAATAATTTATATAAGGAAAACTCAAATGTGTTTGCCTATTATGTATTGACAAGCATTTTATTAAATAATTACAATGAAACCATCCAGTGGTGTTATAATAATAATATAATGTTGTATCGTTTTAAAAAAACGCCAAATAATATAACAAATTATGTAAAATTAATAGAATCTTTATACAAGAAAAAGAAATACTTGACTTATACAAAAAAAATACATAAAATGCAAGATAATTCTACGATGATGAGTTTTTTAGATTTTCAATAAAATTGAAATAAAAATATATAGTTTAATATTTATAAAACAATGCTATATACAAATATTCGCCGATTAACACCTGAGATTATTAAGCGAAGTTCTGTAACATTTGATGTAGTATGGGCAAACGAAACAAATATGTTTATTCAATTGAATCCTATTAAACCTTCAGATATATGGAAAGGAATACCCGATTATGATAAAGATGCAAATCCTTATTTAATACCGTCCAATAAAATTGACAAATATAAAATTCTTCATGCCTATCGATAAAATAAGTTTTTGAAACTATAAATTATAATAAAAATATTATTTATAATTTATATATTTTTTTTTTATGTTTTTTTTATTTTTTTTAATATTTAGGCACTTGCGGGCTTAGAGGCCTTAGCAAAGTGATGACTCATGTAGCGCTGGAGGTTAAAGTAGGTAAGCTCGTCGCTCTTACCAATCTTAAGAAGCTTCGAAAGCTTGCTATCAGGATTAATCTTGCGACCATTTTCCTTATCCTGAAGATTGTTTGCACGAATGTATGCATTAATCTCACGGGTTACATCCGTGCGCGCCATTTCAGAACCATGAGGCTTGCTCAAAAAGGTAGCAAGTTCATCACTAATCTTGGTTGGCTTAACAAAGCCACTTGGAGCACGAGCACCCTTGCGCTTGGCCTTCTTAGCCGTAATCTTAGAGGCAGCCTTAAGCTCACGCTGCATCTTGCGCTCAAGAGCACGGTATTCAGCCTTAAGAGAATTCATCTGACTATACATACCCTGAAGCTTAGCTCCAAAGTTAGTCATCGAATCGAGAACAACATCGCTAGAAGAAGCTTCAACTACCGCATTTTCTTCAGCAACAACAGGGGCAGGCGGGGCGGCCGCCTTAGCAACAGACTTAGTGGGGGTCTTAGAAGAGGACTTAGTGGATTTCGCAGGCATTATAGTATATCATATGTCTTCTATTTAAGTGCTTTATAGGGTATATTAATATATTGTATTCATTATTTAAAATCTCAACCGATATGTGCTACGGATTGATATAACCATGGTAGAGAATTTGCCGCATCTGTATGAACCAATGTAATAGCGGACAATACGTATAATGCTCCCATTTTTTGATTTTCTTCCTTATTATGACCTGTATTAATGAGTCTGTCTATTACTACTAATATTATTTTATAAATAAACGCTTTTTCTAAATCATTCGGAATATTTGAATTATTTAATAAATGCATATTTACATTAGAAAAAGGATTACCATTTGGCGGACATATTTGTTTTTTTACTTCTAATGTTAACTGGGCTCTCCAATTCCATATATCATATAATTCCCTAAATAATAATATTAATTTATTTATGTTTAAATCTGTCAGCCATTCTATTTTCGTATAATTATCTAATTCATCCATTTTTTGAAATAATGTTACAGTTTTTGCATGCAATGTAGATATATCTTCTTTTTTTATATACTCTAATTTATTGTATTTCAAAATTTGATTTAAATGAATCCGATAAAATACATCTTGAACAAAATCGTTTGAAAAATAATTTCTTGTATATGGATTTTTATAATCATTATTTTTAAATAAATTATATAATGAAGACAAATGAAATCCATAGGAAAATCCGTCTTCGTCTAAATAACTAACAAAGTAATAATATGATATTTCACTCATTTTTTCGGTAGTTAAAAAATCATCCACATTATTACACTTACTCCGATTAAATTTACATATTCCTTGGGTTTTATTAAAAAGATGTATTAAGTGACTCCGATAAATTTTTTGTAACCGTGATGAAAATAGATTAAATTTCATAAAATGATAGCATCTATTTCGGAGTTCACTTTTTTTAATGTTAGATTTAAATTTGATTTTATAATATTTACATATTTCTTTCATTTGACTAATAGTATAATTATAATCATGAATCATTTGATACTGTTTTTGGGGTGGTATATAGAATCTTTCGACTTTTTTTCGGCGTATATCGACCAATGGTTCGAAATACTTCTCTATATTATTCATGCCTTTATATATTATAAATGTATTTATTTAAATAATTTTATAATACTCTAATCATGCTTTATTAAAAATAAAATTGATTTAAAGGTTAATGTAATGTATACATTAACATGGCTAGTTCTATTGTAAACGCGACCAACTTCAGTGCTCAATCTCTTAGTTACACCAAGCCCAAGGCAAATTCGGCAGGGGGGAAGAGTGTAGGACTTATTAATTCAAATACAAAGAAGGCTTTGCGTCTTCAGACCCCAACTATGTTGACGTGGGGTGTAAATGTATATGAGAATGAAGGAAAGGATAATAGTTATGATTTTAGTCTACAGTTTCCTCGGGATGATTTCAAGACAGAGGATGCAGAAAAGGCTTTGACTGCATTTAAGGAAATGGAAGATAAAATTAAGGCAGATGCATTGGAAAATTCAAAGGATTGGTTTGGTAAGAAGATTACTAGCGCTGAAGTAATTGATGCTCTTTGGACTCCTATGTTGCGTTATCCTAAGAATCAGGAAACGGGTGAACAGGATTTGAGTCGTCCTCCTAATTTGCGAATTAAGATGCCTTGTTGGGAAGGACAGTATAATTTTGAACTGTATAGCATGGATGGCAATCAGTTGTTTCCAGATGAAGAAGGTAGCGGTGAACCAGAAACCATCATTACAAAGGGTAGTAATATTTCATGTTTGATTACGTGTGGTGGAATTTGGTTTGCAAATGGTAAGTTTGGTGTAACATGGAAGCTGAATCAGGCTGTAGTGAAGCCTAAGGAAACTTTGAAGGGAAAGTGTCATATTACTCTATCCTCAGAAGACCGAAAGATTCTAGCGTCGGATACATCTAGGATGGATGATACAAACGAATCACCTAATGTAGAAGATAGTGATGAGGAAGAAATTGTGGCCGAATCTAATCATGCAGAAGCAGAAGCAGAAGCAGAAGCAGAAGAAGAGGTAGAATCAGCCGCAGCAGAAGAAGAAGAAGAGGAAGAAGAAGTAACCCCACCTCCAGCACCAAAGAAGAAGAAGCGTGTGGTTAAGAAGGCTTCAACTGAAAGTTAAGAGTCAAAAGATAACATACAAATAATATCCATTTTATTCTCAACATTATAAATATTAGAATGTATTTCAGGAATACCTATATGTTTAAAAATAATTTTTTTTTCAAATAATGCTTTATCATTTAATATAAAGTGAAACTTTTTTTTACCAAGATTGAATTCATATGTTTTTTTTTTCTTATTTTTTATAGTAATATGAACAATAAGATTATTATATGTATCAATGGTTACATGATTAGGTAATTGTGGAATACATAATACTTTAAATTTTTCAGAATATATTAATTCATCATGCCATAAAGGTATCATATACGTCTTGTCATTCACGTTTAATTTGTAGATTTCATGATTCAATAAATTATCTAAGGTAGGATTTAATTCTATGACCTTTTTTTCATTCAATATACTAAGCATATAATTTAATATAGAATGATTCAAATACTTTTCTTGTTTTTTTAAATACATATATATCTGAGCTAACGATTCATCCGGTAATTGAGACAATATTTTAAAGCATAACTCAGAAGAAATATCATATAAAGAGGTTAAAACACTCGGAACATGCTCATCATTTTCTTGTAAAAATAAATAAGCTTCGTTTATTTCTTGAAAATGTATAGAGCTATTTTCATCTTTTGATTTATCTGGATGATAACGGAGAGCTAATTTTCTATATGCCTTTTTAATTTTTTCATTATGGATTGGTTTTTTAATATTTAAAATAGCACACGCTTTTTTATAATTCATTTACCTTTATAATTAAATATAATATATAATTCTCTAAATGATATATTGGTCTATAGTTATTATTATAATATTTAAAAAACATATGAGTATTTATAATTAAATCTTCTATTTGTGCACTATTTTTAAATGCATTATGTTTGATTAACTTACCAACGATGTATTCTATACAATTATATATATCATAATTATATATTAATAAGTTATACAATAATACCCGTAATTTACTGTATGATAGTTCTTTTATATTTACTATATGTAAGTATATTTCATCACAATAATCTTTTTCAGTCGTATATTTATTTACAATATTTAGTTTTTTTGATTTTAAATTATCATAATGAATGGTTTTAAATGCACCAATTGTTTTCATTTGACATGCACTAGGTTTTGGAACATAAATAACATTACAACATTCGATTATATTATTCGGTATAAAACTTATTTGCTCGGTAATTAAAATAAAAATTACATTTAATAAATTATTTTTGCTTTGCATATAACTATAAAATATATCGATTAATTCATTATGTATCATATGAAAATTTTTACATAATATAATACCTGTTTTATTTTCTTTCGTTGAAATAACATCCAATGTATTTATGAAAAAATCATGCCATATATTTTTTGAATTACATCCTAACAATTCCAAATCAATCTCATAGTGCACATCACTAATTTTAAAATCATAATGTAAATCTTTATTACTTGTAAATTCTATATTCATTTTTTTCTCATATTTTAAATTCGATGAACTATATCTTTCGATTAAATATAAAGATTGACTATATTTTCCGGAACCTTTTGGTCCATAAAATATAATATTTTTTAATGATGTTATATCTTTTGGTAAACAATTGTAATATTTTTCAAGTTTTCTATGTATGTTTTTTTTTTTAATATTTGTAATATAATGATCATAGTGAGATTCTAAAAATTTCATTGATGATTTATGTATACATATATTGTTTATATTTAAACAATATATTATATATACTAATAATGTCACTATTATTAAGCACGAATAATTACAATATAAATGATGTCATATTCCTAGAACCAACACGAAATAAAATTATTAAACATAGTTATTTTATAAAAATATTGTATTCTAATTGGTTATTTACAATGAATGGATTATATCTACATATACCCATTGAATATGAAAAATGTATGCAAATTGGAAATAATAAATTTAAATATTTATTTAATTATTTAAAAAACAAATCAAGCATAGACAATCTTTATGCATTAGAACAGAATTTATTAGATAAAATCAATATAAAAAAAATGAGACGTTTTTTATGTTATGAGCAATTAAAAAATAATTATATTATTACAAATAAAAATAAAAAGTCTAGCGAATTTGTTATAAAAATATCAGGTATTTGGGAAACTCAAGATGCATATGGATTATCATTTAAATTTATTAATAATTAACCATCTGTTGTAAAATAATCTAATACAATTTGCTGTATACCAATTGTTATAGAATTTAACAATACTAAAAAGTATCCCGCCACCATACCCTTATCAGAACCTTTGGGAACTGGTAAATTATGTATTTTTTTAAAAAAGACGTTTTTTACATATAATATAATTAATACCATTTGAAATATAGTAATCGTTGTGGATACTCTAGACCAAGTATAATATTCTTCCGCAACTAATCCTTTATTTATTTTATCATAGTATTTTAAATTTAAGCTGATTGTCCATAATAATAATAGTAATAATAACATAACTGGCAAACCAGATGATAATAGTTTTTCAAAAGGTTTATCATTGCCAATTGTAGTGGCTACAAATAATATAGTAATTAATGAAAAACATATGATTGTATATCCCCATAAAGTAGCAGAAGCGGGTCCACTTGATCCATCTGGTTGTATTTTTCCAAAATAAATTTTAATTACATTTCCTAATAAACAAAATCCCGCAAATACTGAAAATACATAATCATTATTTACAAGATTATATTTTGAATCTTCTAATTTAACATTTGTTTCAGGAGCTGCCATTTATATATATGTAATTATATTTTATACTCGGTAAATATCCAATTGATTAATGCATCAACATTACATGTAGTTGGATCATCTTTAAACTTATCTAATTTATAAAAGGTTGGTTTCTTCATTTTTGGAGTCTTATAAAAGATGTAATTTCCATATTTACTTTTTCGAATACTTAATTCAGCATTTAATTTTCTTACAATATTGGTGTCTTTTTTCTCTAAATAATTACTTAAAATATCTAATGTTAAATCATTTATATTTATATCTCCTAAATGATTAAGTGACGTTTTTGCTCCCCCCCAATCAGCATAATAACCAAATCTACCTTTTTTAACAATAAGCTCCTTATCTTTATATATACCTATATGCTTCGTGTGATTTTTTTTATTAGGAGATATATTAATTGTTTTAATAGACTCTTGAATTAAATCATAACATTCTTTACAAATCATATACCATAAAATATCATTTGTTACTATTTTATCTAACATGCATTCCATTTTTTCACTATAATTATAATTAAATAATGGTTCAAAATATGTATAACAAAATTGTATTACTTCTTTGCCTTTTGATTGAATGACTAATTTATTTTTTTCACTTTGAAATGTCTTTTCTTCTTCTTTTATGGTTATATTATCATTCATTAATTCAAACTGCTTACATAGCATTTTTTTTCCTTGTACATCCATTTTTTTAACATATTGTTTTGTTTTTATTTTTTCCACAATACTTGAAAAGGTAGATGGTCGACCTATATTTTTTTTCTCCAATGCTTGAATTAATTGAGCCTCGCTAAAATGAGTTTTACCACCTTTCATTACTTGAGATGCTATTATTTTTTCATACTTTATTTCACCTTCTTTTATATTTAACAAATATATATAATATGTTTCTATGGGTTTATTTTGAACCATCATCCACCCCATAAAAGAAATGAGTTCAGATTCATAATAAAATTCATTGTTATTTGGAGCAGTTATAGTAGCAACTAGTTTTAATCCACGTGCACTCATCATGCAACTTTCTACCGTTTGTGTCCAAATGATTGAATACATTTTTTTTTCTTGAGGTGAAAACGTATCTGGTAAATGTATGGTGCTTATAGTTGTGCAACGAATCGCTTCATGTGCTTCTTGTCCGGACTTGCCTTGATTTGTCTCTAACTTCTCAATATCATTTCGAATATATTCCTTTCCATATTTTTTTTCAATATATTGTTCTGCTTGTTTGATAAATACTTTACTATAGCTAGACGAATCTGTTCTCATGTAAGTAATATATCCTTGTTCATATAATTTTTGACATAACGTCATGGTTTGCTTAGGACTGTAATGATATACTTGATTTGCTTTTTGCTGCAATGTGCTTGTAATAAATGGCTTTGGTGGAGATTTCTTGATTTCTTTTGGTTTTGATATATGAATCATGAAACTATGTGTTTTACATTTTTCTAAAAAATCACTTGGGTCATCCATGGATTCTCTTAATGCAAATGGGATAAATTTTGATGTAAAATAACCTTTTATATCGTATGTAATAATTTCTTCTCGATTTATGTTTTCATTTTCATATATTAAATGTAAAGCAGGCGTTTGACACCTTCCAGCTGATAATCCATGTTCTATATATTTCCATAGCACTGGAGATACAGTATATCCAACACATAAGTCTAATATTTGTCTTGCATGTTGGGCTTGCACAACATTCATATTTATATAAGTAGGATTTTCTACCGCATGAAGTATCGCCGTTTTTGTAATTTCATGAAATATAATTCGCTTCGTTTTTTTAACACACAATTTACATATATTACATATATGCCATGCAATTGCTTCTCCTTCTCGGTCATCATCTGTTGCCAATATTACTTCTGATGCTGCCTTTGTTTCTTTTTGTAATAGTTTGATTTGTTTAGATTTTTCTTTTGCATGAATAAAGCTAGGTGAAAAATTATTTTTTATATTTATTTGAGATAATGATGACAATTCTGTAATATGTCCATAGCTTGCAACGCATTTATAGTCTTTTCCAAGATAAGATTCTATTTTTTTGCATTTTGCAGGAGACTCTACTATTAATAATTTCATATGCTTCTTGCTATGTAAATATATATTATATTCAACTTTATTATTTTTGAACATTATATTATATTTTTTATAATATAATGGTATCTAAGGAATTTTATAAAAAAAATGAAGGAAAGGCTTATAAAGGTCAAAAATATGGCACATATTATGGTGATGGTTTATGGGGGGCTGACGAAGAAAGAACAAATGAAAATTTATATTCAACCAATACTCCATTATGGATGATATTATGCGCATTTTGCTGTATAGGTTTTAATTAATACATATTACAATGATTATTACCAAATATAAATGTTACATTTGACCATTTTCTAAAATGATCTTTACGTTGTCTTATATAATATTTTACAAATCCAACCAATAATACAACAATAGATAAAATATATAGAATAAATATGGCTCTACTAACAAAAACATCAACAGTATCAATTGTCATTTCATCTTGACTAAATGACTTTTTAATATCTGAAAAACTAGAAAATAAACCTAAATTTGTTAAATTATCTATATTACTATTTTTTGCTTTAAGATATACTTTTGAAAATACCAATACAATACATAAAATTAAAAATATGGATAAATATAAAGCTTCTGTTTTAGTAGATATAACAAATATAACATATATAAAAATACTATATAACAATGAATCATTTAAGTATTTAAAAGAATTATCATTTTTATTTTCCATTCCTTCGGAAACAACTAAAGAATCTATGGTGTACCAATTTAAAAGAAAGGTAAAAATAAATATGGATAAAAAGATTATAATATGTTTAAAAATGACCGATGATTCAATAAATCTTTGTAAACTACAACTCATTATTTTACTACATGACCCACTAATTAATACAAAATATAGAAAAAATATACCTAGACCTAATTGATTAATATTAAAATTCATATATATATAAATAAATAAAAAAATCTAGTTTTTATTTTTATAATCATTCCAAGAAATTGCTTTATGTGGTTGTATAATAGAAGGTATTTCATCATTAATTTTATCTAATTTTTCAGATTGTTTAAGAGCACTATCTATATACATTTTTTTCAACAAACTACCTACTTCAAATGATGCTTCTTGTTGATTACAATCACCATCTTCTATTTTTTTTAAACATTGTATAATGCTAAATAATATTTTTAAATCCAATTCCTTTTTTATGAGTCTATTGTATATATCTGTATAATTTGTAAATAAAAAGGTATTTTCTTTTAAACATATATCTTCTAGTTGGTCTTTTGATAAAGATGGATTCATTTTTTGTATTTTTAGTATTTGATTTACATTTATGCGAATTTGCTCACTGTGTTTTAATGAACGTATATTTTGCGTTTGGTCTACTACATCAAATTCTTTCATCATTTTGCTTAGATTTAATCTTTGTTCGTGATTCATTTTATATATAATATTATATTTTACTTTTATATTTTATATTTGTATAATATAATATGCCAGATTGTGGAGCAATATGTGCTGAAAATACCGTTTTAGTAGATGGTGGAGCTGGAAATGATACCGCAATTCAAGCTCTTATAAATCAAAAAAATGCTGATTGTTTTACATGCTCATCTTCTTGTGGCGTTTCTAGCGGCGGAGGAAAAAAGAAAATAAGTCATCGAAAAAAAAAAAAAAAATAAAAAAACACAAAGAAAAAAAAGATATAAAAGAAAAAAAAGAAAATCACGCAGAAAAAAATATAAAAAGTAATCAATATACCGTAGATAAAAAAATTTAAAATCTTATTATATTTTATCAATGGGTGATGGAAGTTGTTTATTTTTTATTATAACCTTATTTATATTATTAATATTATTAAATGTTTATTTTAAAGCTATAATTGGACTCAAAAAAAATTGGTCTGATTATAAATGTCATCCTTTAGCAATTCCAACCGCAGAATTATTTGGCCAAGACCCACAAAAAAATTTTACGGATTGTGTTGCAACCATGCAACAATCAGCTATGGAAGATTCTATGGAGCCTATTTTTAAGAATTTTGAAAAAATGAATGAATTAAATTCAGAAACAAATTCACAGCAAAAAGGTATATTAAGTTCGCAAGCAAGTATGAAAGAAGTAGTAATGCCATCTATGGTAGCTGGTGGTAAAGGGCCAGATGGATTACCTAGCACACCAGCACCTGGCATGGAAAGTGGTGGCGGTGGTGGCGGTGGTGGCGACGGAGCGGGGATAGGTGGCGGGTCGGGTATGATAGAAGATTTAGGTGATATTGTAACAAGTTTGTCTTTATTAACCACAAAATGGGGATTAACCCTCGGAGATGCATTCGCAAAAATGACAGGAACTGTGTCTGCATTTGCACAAGCAGTCGCAGCTTTACCTATTATAGGAGAATCTGTTCTTAATAGTGAAGCTGTTGGGGTTATTAAAAATTTGTCAGCTATTTCTGGATTTACAACAATGGATGGAAATCAAAGAAGAAGATCTCAAACATTTTTAAAAAATCCTATTCGCTTTTTATTTAATAAAACAAGCTGTTTTCATCCAGATACTATTTTAGAAACAACTAAAGGGTCTGTAAAAATATCAAATATAGAAGTAAATGATATACTTTTACCCAATGTTAAAGTAATTGGTGTGCTCAAACTTGAAAATAATCAAACATTATATAATTTAAATACTGTTATTGTTTCAGGAACTCATTTAGTGTATTATAAAAATAAATTTATTTTTGTATCTCAACACCCAGATGCTATAAAAACAAATATTAAAACAGACTTTTTATACTGTTTAATCACATCAAATCATTTAATTCCAATACAAAATATCATATTTCATGATTGGGAAGATAATCATAAAGTTTAATAAATATAATGTAAATATTTATTAAATGAGTATTGAAAATATTAGTAATTCTTTAAAAGATGTTTATAATAATCCAAATGGATTTTCTAAAGGGTCTGGTAATGTAGCCATTATTATATGTATTATTATTATATGGCTTGTGCTTGTTATAAACATTAGACTCAAAACAATTGGAAAATATATTTCGTATAATAAAGATGTAGAAGAATGTAATCCAAAATATTTATATTATTCTGGATGGTTAAAAACAAATGAAAAAAATCCTGCACAAGCTACCGCAGATCAGTTTAATAAATGTGTTACATATTCAGTGAAAAATAAATATAGATGCAAAATTCAAAAAACAACCGACATATCAAATAAACAATTAAATACATTACGAAGATATCACAACTCATTATATCACATGATTTTAACTCAATATTTACTATTATTAAAACATTTTAATGCCATGCTTGATATTCATTTTGATAGCGATAGTTTTTATTAATTAAATAAATGTTATAATATATTATGAGCATAAATAATACAATTAATAAAATATATAAAAGTAAAACATATTTTCAAAAATATGGTTTATATGTCTGGGTAATGGTTTTAATATTATTTATATTTTTTATATTATTATCTTATTTATTTTATACAAGATATTATAAACTAATAAAAGCTAACTGGGATGTAAATAAATGTAAACCAAATTATATATTTTGGTCAGGATGGATTACAAAACCTGCGGATCAGAATGAATTTGAAGCTACTGCCAATAATTATAATGAATGTGTAGTTGATTTATTAAGTAAAATTCGAAATATGAAACTCATGCCAGCAATTAAATTATCAAATATGCAAGTAAATAGTCTTGGAAATCTGAATGGAAGTCTAAAAAAATTAAGCACAAACTTATCTCTAACAAAAATTCAACTCACAAAACAATTAGGAATGGTTAGTGCCGGATTAAGTGGATTAGCTGGACCGGGATTAACTTCAACCACTTCATCTGGAGATGAAACTGAAACAGGAACGGGTGGAGTTTTATTTAAATCACAATATGTGTTTATGGATATTTTTAATAAATTGACAGCAATTTTTCCAATTATAAGTCATTTTATAACGTCTATCTTATATACAATTCAAAGTTTTTTTGTTTCCGCCTATAAAGCATTTAATGGATTATTAATTATTTGTACGCCTATTATTGTTGCATGGATCATGTTAGGTATTGCACTATTTGTATTTCCAGAACCTACGATGATAACTAAAGTATTAGGCGCAATATGTTATGTAATTGCATTAACTTTTTTAGTATTATTTTTAATTATTGCTGCGGGTGCATTAATGTATAATGAATTTCTAATGCTTGTTTTTAACGTAAATGCAACCGCTCCAAGATTACCGCCAAGTAAACCAGGAAAACCTAGTTGTTTTGATGAAGATACTATTATAGTATTAAAAGAAAACAAGGAAAAATACATTAAGGACATTGTGGTAGGGGACGTGTTACATGATGGGTCTACTGTAACCGCATTTATGAAATGTAAATGTGATAAAAAAATGTATACAATAAATAAAATATGTGTTTCAGAATCACATTTAGTATATAATGTAGAGACAAACTCATTTGTAAAGTCAAGCAAGCATCCCCTAAGTATTTTTGTTCCTAAGTATAATAAACCTTATATATATTGTATTAGCACAAGTAATAAAATAATTAAGATAAAAAATCATATTTTTACAGATTGGGATGAATTGACTTATTTAGATAGAGAGAAATTAAGCAAAGATATACCTTATAATAAACAACATTTAATTAATGGAGGATTAACATCTGATACAAAAATACCCGTATTGCATTCAGATGAACCTATACCAATATGTCTTTTAAAGCCAGGTATGGTATTAAAAAATAATGGTATTGTAGAAGCTATTATTAAAACAGAACCATTAGATACTTATTTATATTCAGAGAAAAAAATAAAAGGAAGCAATAATTTAGTATTTAAGACAAATAATAAAGTATTACATTATGGTAAAGAAATATCTAAGAAGTGGATAGGAAAGCAACCATTATATCATATTGTAAGTTCTAATAATTTAATTGAACTATCATCATGTAAATTATACGATTATAATTCTATCATGGATATATGGTTTAACGAAGATATAAAACAATATATTGATAAAAATATCTAATGTACTATATAATATGAAATTAACTAGAAATTCTATATGCGTTATTTGTTTATTACTTTTAATTATTATTTTATCGGCACATCCTATAAAAGAAAACTTTACAAAAAAACTGAGCTATCAAACTATACCACATGAGGATGATGATCGTTATAGTAGTTGGATATATAAAGCAAATAATTATACGGAAGAAATGAAATATCAAGATAAATTAGATGCACCAAGTCAACAAATATTAAAAAATGATTTAAAAAACAGTAAAAAAATGTTTTTATTAAATAATTATTTTAAACCACAGTGTTGCCCATCCGTTTATTCTAATGAACAAGGCTGTGCTTGTTTAACTCATGAACAAATAATGCATCTCTCTAAACGTGCGGGAAATGCTACAAATACATATTAAGATATCCTTTTTCATCCTTTTTACATTTTATCAATTTCAATATAATTTCATTCGTTACTGTAAATGGAAATTCTACTTTCACTGCCATATCTTCATTAAATAACTTTGAACCTGGTTTCATAAGTCTATACAAGTTAAGTTTCGTGTAGATTATTTCCAAGCATCTTTTCAAGTTTCTAACACCTTCTTCTTTATCTGTATACTTTTCTACTATAAATTCAATTAAACTGTCTTCAAATATAATATCATCTGATTTAAAGTTAATCTCCTTAATGATTGTAGGTAGTAAATAATTCATGGCAATAGTAGTTTTTTCCTTTACATTATATCCCTTTGTTTCTATTTTATACATTCGATCTCTAAGAATAGGATTTACCTTTGATTCATCATTGTAACTAAAGATGAATAAACATTTACTTAAATCAAAATCCAATTCTGCGAAATATTTATCATGAAATTGCGTATTTTGACTGGTATCAATCAAATGCATCAAAATTCCAATAATCTCTTCCCCTTTTGGTGAATCACTTACTTTATCTAATTCATCAAAATAGATTACTGGATTCGATGATTTACACTGAATCAAAATATCTACAATTTTACCCGGCATAGACCCTTCATAGGTATAGGAATGACCTTCCAGAAAACTAGCATCCGTCGCGCCACCTAATGCCAGAAAGGCAAATTCTCGATTTAATATCTTACTTACACCATTTTTCAAAAGAGTTGTTTTACCTGTCCCCATAGGACCTTTCACTGCAATTGCAGTTCCACAAGAAGATGGATTCGATATCCATTGACCAACCAATTGCATAATTTGCGTTTTTGCATCATTCATTCCATATACCGCGTCATCTAATGTTTTTTGCGCATTTTCCATATATTCTTGACACTTTTCTAGTCCATCATTTATATTGACCGGAAGTGTATTATGATTATTAAATGGTATTTGCATAAACATGTCTACCCAATTTTTTACTTTATAATATTCTCCCGCCCCAGGAGATAAATAACGCAATGCATTTATCTTTCTAAAAGCCGGTGCTTTAAATTTTTGAGGAATATCTGATTGCAATAATTGAATACGAGGAGGAACCGTAGTTGAAGTCAATTTAGATATATCTTGCAATTCTTGCAAGATTTTTTCTTGCACTTCTAAATCCAATTTATCTTTGAAATATTTCATATCATTTAGATTTTTATTTTTAGTTAATTCCTGGAATTTATTTGAATTCTTTGTTCGCTTCTTTTTTTGCTTCTTTTTTTCTTTCTTTGAAAACTCTTTTTCTATTGACTCTGTTCCTGAAATAAAACTTTCCAATGTTTTATTCTTTTTATCACGTTTTTTTAGCTCTTCTCCCATTGTTTTAAATTTTTGAATTACTTCTTTTGATGATAAACGTTCACTCCGCCGCAACTTAGAATCTGATTTTTTACTCTTTTTTTCTACTTCATTTGATTTAGATTTATTTTTTACTTTTTTATTCTTTGATTTTTTCTTACTTTTTTCATCCTTTTCATTCTCTTCTTCTTCCTCTTCATCTTCTTCTTCTTCTTCCTCTTCATCTTCATCTTCATCTTCTTCTTCCTCTTCATCTTCTTCTTCCGGCACATAGGACGAATCACTTTCATCCTCTTCTTCGTCATCTGAATCCTCTTCTTCGTCGTCTGAATCTTCTTCTTCGTCATCTGAATCTTCTTCTTCGTCATCTGAATCTTCTTCTTCGTCATCTGAATATTCTTCTTCTTCTTCATCATATTCATCTTCTTCATCATAATATTCATCTGCTTCTGGTGCTGCAATTGTAAATACAATATCTAGTTTTTGCATCTTTCCATCTTCTATTTCTTCTTCATCGCTAGATTCATCGCTAGATTCATCATTTCGCGACTTTTTCTTTTTATCCTTTTTTTTCTTTGATTCTTTCGATTTTTTATTCTTTTTTACTTTATTATTCATATATTTTGATGGAAATAGTTTATTTAACAATTCCTTGTATTCTGTAGAATCAATCATAATTTCTTCTTCTTCCTCCGATGAAGAGGAGTCAGAAGATTCTTCCCGCTTCTTCTTTTTTCCATGTTTTGAACGAAGCTTCTTCTTATGGTCAGATTTAGTCATGTTTAATGTTCTAAAACATATTTATATAGTTTCAATTATAATTATATTAATTAATAATTGAAACTATATAAAAATATATGATGTAATATAAAGAATGTCATCAAAAATAAAACAACAACCATCTAAAATCGTTGGAATTCAATTTAGTATAATGAGTCCGGATGAAATTCTTAGAAATTCAGTGGCAGAGATTACATCCCGAGATACATATATTGGAACTAAACCGGTAATTGGTGGGTTATTTGACCCTCGAATGGGTGTATTAGACCCAGGATTAATTTGCCCTACAGATGGATTAGACTACATACAAACTCCTGGATATTTTGGTCACATTAAGTTAGCAAGACCGGTATTTTATATTCAATATTTAAATACAATTATTAAAATATCACGATGTGTATGTAAAAAGTGTAGTAAATTATTGATTAGTAAAGAAAAATATAAATATTTATTAGATTTACCAAGTGATAAAAGATGGAATGAAGTATTTCAACTGGCAAGTAAAATTAAAAGATGTGGTGAAGATATAGAAAATGGATGTGGATATAAACAACCCAATAAAATTAAAAAAGAAGGATTGGCTACATTATATGCAGAATGGAGCAATTTAGAAACAGGAGATGATACTGAAAATGAAAAAATTAATCTAAGATTAACTCCAGAAATTTTACTAAAAGTGTTTAAACGTATATCAGATGAAGATGTATCTTTTATGGGATTTTCTCCATTATGGTCTAGACCCGATTGGATGATTTGTCAAAATTTTGCAGTTCCTCCACCATCGGTTAGACCATCTGTAAAACATGATGCTCAACAAAGAAGTGAAGATGATATTAGTCATATTATTGTAAATATTATTAAAACAAATACCACATTAAAAGAAAAAATAGAACAAGGTGTTCCTAGTAATATCATTGAAGATTGGACTACGGTATTACAGTATTATATTGCTACGATGGTAGATAATAAATTACCTGGAGCATCACCTGTAACTCAGCGGTCTGGGAGAACCTTAAAATCTATTAGTGAAAGACTAAAAGGTAAACCTGGTAGAGTTAGAGGTAATCTAATGGGAAAGCGTGTTGATTTTAGTGCTAGGTCTGTCATTACCCCTGATCCTGAATTATCAATTAAAGAATTGGGTGTTCCACTGAAAATTGCTAAAAATATAACAAAACCAGTAGTTGTAAATGATAAAAATATGCGGTATCTTTTAAAAATGGCTAAAAATGGACCCGATACATGGCCTGGTGCAAAAATATTAGAGAAAAAAGACGGGTCTTCTATATCTTTGCGATACTTTGATAAAAATTCGATTCGATTAGAAGAAGGTGATATATTACATCGCCATATGATAGATGGAGATACCATATTATTTAATAGGCAACCATCATTACATCGTATGTCTATGATGGGACATATTGTAAAAATTATGCACATAGGTGATACATTTCGCATGAATGTAGGAGATACAAAACCATATAATGCAGATTTTGATGGTGATGAAATGAATCTACATATGCCTCAAGACGATGAAGCCGAAATGGAGTTATTGTATTTAGCCGCTGTAAATAATCAACTCATTAGTCCTGCGAATCATAAATCTATTATTGGAATCTTTCAAGATTCATTACTAGGAAGTAACCGGTTTACTAGAAAGAATGTAAGTTTTACGCCATTGCAAGCAATGAATCTATTATGTAAATATGATAAATTAACGGGGGATATTTTTACAAAAAATAAAATTAGTAATTTTGACATTTTATCTCAAATTCTTCCACCATTGACTTTAGAGTATAAGGTAAATAAAATGTTTAGAGAAGGAGATGAATACAGCACATCCAATGGTGTATTAGAAATTAAAAATGGAAAATATATACGAGGTCATATAGACAAAGGGGTTTTTGGGTCGGGAGGAAAGGGATTGATTCAGCGAATTGCCAATGATTTTTCAAATAAAACATCGCAAGAATTTATTGATGATATTCAAAATATTGTCACAGAATACATGAAAACAAGTGGGTTTAGTGTTGGTATCAGTGATTTAGTTACAAGTGATGCAATTAATGATTCCATTAATGAAGTAATTTTTGAGCATAAAAAAGATATTAAAAATATAGAAGACCAATTTCACTTGAATATTTTTGAAAACAAAACAGGACGCTCAAATGAAGCAGAATTTGAGATTCAAGTAAATAATATATTAAATGCGGCCATGTTAAAAGCAGAAAAAACAGCGATGAAAAGTTTAAGCAAAGACAATCGATTTGTTACGATTGTTGATTGTGGGTCAAAAGGAAAAAATTTAAATATTACACAAATGATTTCATGTTTAGGACCACAAACCATAGATGGTAAAAGAATACCTTATAGTTATACCAATCGAACATTGCCACATTATTCACAATTTGATGATTCTGCTGAAGCTCGAGGATTTGTTGAAAATTCATTTATTCATGGATTAACTCCAACAGAAGTATTCTTTCATGCTATGGGTGGTAGGGTAGGTCTTATTGATACTGCTGTAAAAACGAGTCAAACTGGTTATATTCAACGAAGACTTGTAAAAGGTATGGAGGACATTCAAGTTAAATATGATATGACGGTAAGAAATAACAGAAATAAAATAATACAATTTAATTATGGTGGAAATAATTTTGATACATCCAAAATAGAAACTCAAAAAATGGAAATAGTATCGATGAGTTATGAAGAAATCTATACTATATTTAATTTTGAAATCAATGATAAATTAATAGAAACAATATTTGAAGATAAAACGTTAAGAAGATATAAAAAACAGAAAAAGCAATGTAAAGAAATATGTAAAAAATTAATTAATGAAATGATACAATATAAACATCATATTGTAGAACATATGTTTGCTTTTTCAGATGAAAATTCGGTAAATCTTCCTATTTCGTTCAAATATATTATTCAAAATACAATGTCTCGATTAAATTTATCCAATTCTCTAGTAAATATTACTCCTTATGAAGCATTTGTAAAAATCAATGACGCATATCAAAAATTTTACTTGAATAAATATATATCACCACCTATCTTATTTAAAATATTGTATACCTTTTATTTAAATCCTAGAGATTTGTTGTTTGAAAAACGATTTAATGCAGCCGCATTAGATTTACTATTGGAAACTATTTTCACAAGTTATAAAAAATCTCTTATCAATCCAGGAGAAATGGTTGGTATAGTTGCAGCTCAATCTATTGGTGAACCAACTACTCAAATGACACTAAATACATTTCATTATGCGGGTGTAGGAAAATCGGGTGTTACTCGAGGAGTTCCCCGCATTGAAGAAATATTATCGCTTACCGATAATCTAAAAAACCCATCTCTTACTGTTTACTTAAATAAAGAAGATGAAACACAAAAAGATAAAGCCTATGAAATATTATCCTATATGGAACATACAAAATTGGGTGATTTAATAAAAAAATTAGAAATAGTATATGACCCAGATGATTTAAATACACTTATATCAAAAGATTCTCAATTATTGAAACAATATTATGAATTTGAGCAAATTATACAAGAATGCAGCGGTGATGTAAATAAAGGGGATGAGCAAGAAAAACTTAAATGGATTATACGTATTGAAATAGATCAAACAAAAATGTTAAATATTAATATTTCAATGGAAGATATACATTTTACATTAAAAACTATTTATAAAGATGAAATTTCATGTGTATATTCGGATTATAATGATGATAATCTAGTATTTAGAATAAGATGTATGAATTTAAAAAAGAAAAAATCACCTAGTTTGGACCAAGAAGACCATATTCACTATTTGAAAGCATTTCAAGATAATTTGCTTAACAATATTGTATTGCGTGGTATAAAAAATATTGGACAAATTACACCCAGAAAAATAAATACAACTGTAAAATTTAATTCTGAAAAATGCAATTATGAAAAAAATGAAATATATGTGTTAGATACAATTGGTTCTAATTTAATTGATGTATTAGCTTTACCCTATATTGATTCTAAACGCACCTTTTCAAATAACATCATTGAAATGTATAAAATTTTAGGAATAGAAGCAGCCCGAACTATATTGTTTAATGAATTAACGGAAGTCATTGAAGATGCTGGAGAATATGTTAATTCTCATCATATTAATCTATTATGTGATAGAATGACTACTAATGCAAAATTGGTTTCTATCTTTAGACATGGTATTAATAATGATAATATTGGCCCGATAGCAAAAGCTAGTTTTGAAGAAACATCAGAAATGTTTCTAAAGGCTGCAAGACACGGTGAATTGGATGAAATGCGAGGAGTATCTGCCAATGTAATGTGTGGTCAACAAGGTTATTTTGGCACATCCGCATTTAATGTATATTTAAATATAAATAAGATGAAAGATTTGGATGAAGTTGCCATTCAGGAAGAAACCAATGAAGATGATTTATCAATACTTTCAGAAACAGGCGAATGTTCTATTTCAAATATAAAACTTCAAAATAATACATCTATTCAAAATACAATCGATCTTGGAGAAGATGATGAATATGCTATTGATATTTAATAATAAAGTATTAAAGATAAATACGAATATGTATTAAACATATGGATATAGAAGACTTTCCTTTTTCTAAAAACATAATTAAACTATTATATAAAGATTTTTTTAAAGATACATTTGAAATTCAAAAAAAACCACCATCTTCATTTGAAACAATATTGGAATTAGATATAAAATCTTTATATAATGAAAAAAATAAATTTGATTTTTTAAGAAATAAAATAAAATACAGTGTATTACATGATAAGTATATTGAATATTTTTTTAGTGAATTTTATAAACTTCAAAGAATACATAATGGGTTTAAAAAATTAATTCGAATTTTTTTATTTAAAAAAGCAAATCAATATAATGATTATAATTTATTATTGGAGGAAATACCAGATACAAAAAAACATTATATTACAATTATAGAGCAAAAAACAAAATATACGTTTGGTATAAATGAATTAGCAAAAATAATATACAATAGTTTAACCTATCATGATGAATTTTTTATAGATAGTAAACCAATAAAAAATCCTTATACAAATATCTCTATTTCAAAGTGTAATTTATACAATTTTTATATTTTTTTATTACATAATCATATTTCACCTCATGAATTATTTCATGGCTTTTATAAAAATGAGTTTTGTATAAATCCATTTATAATGACATATCAAGTTATGATTAAAGATTATATTATTATAAATGAAACTAATACGATGATTTTAAGTAAAGCAGTATATTATTTAGAAAATATGTTAAATGATTATGCAAACATTGTATTACATTCTGAATTTGAAAGAGCTAGATTAATTGTTTTTGATAAATATTTATATAATTATTTATATACATTATATGGTTTGAATGATGTTAAAAAACGTTCATTTAAAAGGTCGTTACGTTTACATTTTAAAGCCTTTAAAATATTAAATCCACAATATGGTAGAAAAATATATAGTATAAATAATGTATTTGAAAAATCAAAAAGTAAGATTATATATGATGTGCGTCCTTATAACATACCAATTGTAGATACGGATTGAATATAATCTGTAAAATTATCTTTATTTTTTTCTAATAAGGTTAATAATTTTTCATTCATAATTGTTTTATATATCAATAATGTAAATGATGTTTCAAATAAAGATAAATCATGGTTTGATTTATCATAAAATAAACAATAATATTCATTGGATTTCATAATACTACTTACTTTTATGGTAGTATCATGCTCCATAATAATTAATATGGGTATTTTATACTCAAATGAAAACAATAATATATCAGTAGGGGTCAAGTAGTAAGCATCATCCATAATTATTGTATCTAAATCTAATTCCTGTCGTGATATTTTTTCTACTATGTCTTGTTTACCATCAAACACCAGTAATTTTAAAATTTCTTTCAAATATTCATTCGTATATGATTTATATGCATCTATTAATTTTTGCTTTATTTGATTTTTGTTTATTTCTAATCCAGAAAATAAATTTGAATCATTTACAATAATAATTAATATATCAAAAGAATCATGCTTTGTATATTTTTTTAATGTAATATCAGAAATATTAAAATATGATGTTAACTTTTCATTTAAGGGTTCTTTATTTGTTACATCATCTAAGTCTAATTCTTGTTTTAATGATATACTACGGTTCGTTTTTTCTGATAAAGTAAAGTCATGTACATTATGCTTTTCATATTTATTTTTTTTTCTGGGAATTAAATTTGTAAAATAATCTTGGGTTAAAGATGATTGTAATAATAATATTTCATTATTTGAAACTTGATATTGTATTTCCTTGAAAAATAATTGAGATATAGGATTAAATATATAAGATTGCACCAATTTATATCTTAATATTTCATCTACTAATCGGTTATAATACAATTCTTCATTATTTTCATTTGTAATTAAATTATTGATTGGTATCATAATCTTACATGCTATATCATCTGTTGTATAACAATAAGATATATCTTCACAATTTTCAGAACACCACTCAACAGACATTATTTTATCAATTGATTCATCCGTATATTCAACAAAATCCACAAATGGGGTTAATAATTCATGTAATATCTTTTTTAATGTATCAAATTTTGATAAATACGTTTCATTGTCATTGTCTATTAGTTTTTCAATACTTAATCGAACTTTAAAATTTTTAAACATATTTAAATGATATTTTACCAATCGTCTAAAAATAAAATAAAATTGATATTCAAAGGATAATTTTTTTACATCCAATATTCGTTGTTTATCCTCCTTTTCATATAATGTTTCTTTATCTGTAATAATATAATTTTTATCACTTACTATTGGTAATTCATCTGAAATATTAGTTAATAATTCCGGCGGAATAATAGACATAAAATGATTAGTTGTTGTTAAAATACCAACAATGTATGTTTCATCGACAACCTTAAATGCGGGTAAACAAGGGACACCAGTTTCATTATGTAATTCTGTCAAAAACTTAACTGTAAATATATAGTCGTTCCATATTTCATCGCTAATTAATTCATATTCATAATCTGGTATTAAAGCTGATGGTATAATAGGAATATATCCACTGTTGTTATTTTTGTTTGATTCTGCAATTAATCCAACTATTTTTTGATTAAAATGCATAATTAATTTTTTTATTGTATATTTATGTGCAATTTTTTCTATCATAGTGGTTAAGGAAATGCCATTTTCAAATGTATATACATTATTTGATTTTATTTGTGGAAAGCATAATTCTTGTTGATGTTTCATTATTTTTACAATTAATGAATATAAACCCGGTATTAAATTAAAATCTATCATATTTACAATTGGTTTAATGCTATATTTATTAATCACCGGACCAACAGATTTTGTAACTGTATTACTTACTACATAAATTGGTTCATAGAAATCTCCTTCTTTATAAATTAATGCAGTAGGTTTTGAACTATTAAATAATTTTGATACATAATAATTAGATGGACACAATACATGTATATTATTTGTTAAATCCGCGTTTCTATTTTCCATTATAATTACATTCAATCCCTGTGGAAATAAATTTGGATTCGGTAAGCATATTATATCCCATAAATATGTATGATCTATGGTTATGGTATCATCTTGTAAATATTTTATAAAATGATTAAATCCAGAGATTACTTTTTTAAATCCTAAAGGATTCTCCTTATATATTTTTTCATATAATGTAGATGTTTGATATGGTGATACATCTATACTTTCATAATCATCCGATGCAAAAATATCAACAATATTTCCGTTATAATATTGTAAAATGGTATCAATGGAAAGGATTTCTATTATTTTATCCTTCATTTGTTTAATGGATAATATTTCTTTCTTTGGATGATATTTTATATAACAACTACTTATACAAGCGACAAATGATTGCAATGCATTTTTTTCTATACCGTGTCTCAATAAGCACCCCATATTTGGATTAAGAGATTTTTTATCTTTTGATTCGCATTTTGAACTGTCAAATGATAGAAATTTTTGTAAAATTAATGGTATATGTCCCCATCTATTTTGTTCTAATGGAAATTTATCATGTCCCATTATATAAAAATCACTTGTTGTAATTGTTTTGTGAAAATTTGCATCAGATGGTTGATTTGTAGATTTTTTTTCCATTAATTGTTTACACTGTGCTTTTCGTTTTTCTTGCAATTTTGAATCTCCTCGAGTGGCTTTAAAACAACATGGTGAGCATAATCCATCGGGATGTTTTTTTGATTCAAGTAATCCTGGTTGGGTATAGTTACCATATATGCCTTTTTTATTTGCAAACTCAAAAATATAGTTTTTATTTGAATCGGTTACGCTGGTTGCATCATGAGGAATAATATTTTCTTTAGTTACTTCATCTGGACGTAATGATGCATTATGTTTAAAACTCCAATATCTTGGGCAAATATAATAATGTTGATTTTCTGGAGAAGATCCCCATAATAAAGCACCATCATAAGACCCTGGATGTTCCTTATCTATTTTTTCTTTTTCTTCTTTTGTTATTAAAACTGGCTGTCTGCGAATATTCCATTGACACGCACGTGAATACTGTGAAAATGCTTGATTTTCGCCAGAATAAAATAACTTTGGGTCTTTTTGCTGCTTTTTTTCCCAAAATGGATTAGGGTGTAATTTTATTTCAGGAACAGAGTCAATATATTCTTTGTCATCATCATATTCTATATATTTTTTTTGCTCATATTCATAAATTCCCATAATTTTATTTTGATTATTTTTTACAATTAGTTCTGTATTATCATCTAATTCTGGCCAAAAAGGTATAATGTTCATACAACATGCATCCAAATAACGCATACTTGGGTGAGCAATCCAATTACTATCATTCATGATATAGGTTGTTGCAATTTGGTCAACATTGTTTTCATCTTTTATTGTAACTTGTATTTTTTTATATATACCTGATTCTATTCCTTCATATTTATCTAAAATAGATAAGTCATCTGGAGACAATTCAACATAAGATCCTTTACATGTTTCGCCTATTTTTTCTAATATAGAAGCTACGGCGCCAGATTCCCAATTTTCCGATTTTCCTCCAAATATTCGTATATAATTTTCCAGCAAAGCTTTTTTTGGCTCTACATCTTCTTTATTCAATCTTTCTTGTAATTGAGCTTTATGGTTTGAACCATATGAAAATAATAATATTGGCTTAACATTATCTTTATCTGCTTCATTCTCATCTTCACTTTTATAAAAATCATCATCCGATGAAACAGTTAACTCTTTCTCTAGATTACTCATTTCCTTTTCTTCATCTTGTTCTTCATCCTGAGCTTCATCGCTAGCTGTGACATCTATTTCTTTTAATGATTCATTGTCAGGTGCTTCATCCTCAGCTTCATCACTAGCAGTGACATCTACTTCTTTTAATGATTCATTGTCAGGTGCTTCATCCTGGGCTTCATCCGGAGCTTCATCCTGTGCATCATCGTTAGGTTCAGTGGGGATTTCAATAGGAGCTTCAGTTTGAGCATCACTTCTTGTTTCAACTTGAGGCTCGCTCGGGGCATCAGGCGGTGTTTCAGGCGAGGCATCAGGCGGGGCATCAGACGGGGCATCAGGCGGGGCATCAGGCGGGGCATCAGGAGGTGTTTCAGGCGAGGCATCAGGCGGTGTTTCAGGCGAGGCATCAGGCGGTGTTTCA